TTCAGTAGAAGAAATAAATAAAAAGTTAGCTGAATCTCAACGCACTTTTGATATTGCTACAGTAGTAGAAGAAGCCTATGCTAAAATAAATGCTACTGCTAGTGCTTCTATTTATGAACAGATAAACTTATTCAAATTCTTACGAGATACTACAGTAGGATTAACTGAAGATGAAAAAAACAAGATAAATTCCATAATAAGTGTATTAGTGGGTCAAATACATGATTATACTAATGATATAACCAAATTGATTGGTTCAGAGTATGATAAACAGCTAGTAAATATTACTTCAAAACGAGATGCTGACCTAAAATCACTTAAAGATATGCAAAAAGATGAATTAGCTGCTATTGATGAAAGACAAAAAGATGAATTATCTGCTGAAGGATTGACTCAAGAAGAAAAAACAGAAATCACTAAAAAATATGGGGAATTGAAACAAGCTATTATAAAAAAATATGCAGATGCAGAAGTTGCTATTACTGAAGCATCAGAAAAAGATATAGCAGAATTAAAGAAAAAATATTTAACTGATTTTACTAGAATAAATAAAACAGAACTCAATAAAAGAATTGCTGATATAGAAAACGAAAGAGATACAGAATTAAAATCACTTGAAGAAATGTACAATAGTGCTGTAGCTGCTGCAAAAGATAATGCATCGGATTTGGAAAAAGTTGATAAGGCTTATGCTGCTAAAAAAGCAGAGATAAATAAAGATGCTACTGCAAAAATAATACAAGCCAACTTAGATATGGTAAGTCAGATAACAAGTGATATTTCTAGTTTGTCAAAAGCTTTTAGTGATTTGTTTTCTGGCATAGAAGAAGAACAAAAGAATTTTATAGGTGATTTAACACAGGGAATTGGTGGGATTGTATCTTTATTTGACCCAATAACAGGAGCTATAGTATCATCCATAGGAAAAGCATTTAATAGTATAATGGATACAATGAAAAGTGTAACAGATACTATTGCAAGTTCTTTAAGTAAACTTATTTATGGTGAAGACAGGACCACTGCTGGAGTACAGAAAAGACTGAAATTAACTACACAGATACAAACTCTTGAACAGCAGATTATAGGTTATAGACAGCAAGGTGAAGAAATAATTTACAATCAAAAAGTAGATGATATAAACAAAGCAACACAAGAAGAACTTAAAGCATTAGATTATGTAGATGAATTTGGTAATGATTTATTAGATAAAAGACGTGATGATAAATTAAAAGAAATTGAAAAAGAAAAACAAGCACAACTTGAAGCATTGGGTTATGTAGACCAGTATGGTAGAGATTTACTAGATAAACAGCATCAGAAACAACTTGATGATATTGATGAAAGAGAAAAAGCTGAACTGGCTGTTTTAGGACTGCTTGATAAGACAGAATCACAGAATTTAGCTGAATCTATTACGAAGAAACAACGAGAAATAAATGCAGAAACTTCTTCAAGAAGGCGTGCTATACTTCAAGCTGAATTAGCTGAACTTACTTCTGAAAAGAAAAAAGCTGATATAAAGCAGAAATATGAAGATGAACGAGCTGCTGCTGAGAAAAAATATCAGGAAGAAAAAGCTATAAGAGACCAGATATTATTTGATGCTGAGACACAACGACTTGAAACAGAAAAACAGTATCAGATTGATAAAGATAAAAGAGATCAAATAATGTATGCTAATCAAATAGCTCTACAGAAAGCTGAGGCAGATTATCAAGCTAAATCTAAAAAATTTATTCATGATAAAGCCGTAGCAGAACAAAAATTAGCATTAGCTGAAGCTGAAATAGCAAAACAAAAAGCAATTCATGATGCTAGTAAGGAAGATAAAGCAGCTGTAGAAGCAGAATATAATAAAGTTATTGCTGCAATAAAAGCATTACCAATACCTGAAGCACAATCAGGTGGAGTTGTGATGCCTAAACGTGGTGGTACTATTGTAAAATTAGCAGAAGCTAATATGGCTGAAGCTATTATTCCATTAGATAGATTGAATCAGGTGATTGCTAGTATCAACACAAAATCATTTCAAACAGCTCCAGCAGTTCCAACTGATTTAGGTGATATTCATTTAGTAGTGAATCTTGATGATAAACCAATACTTGAAAAGATATTTCCTGCTACAAGGAATAGAACGGTTAAAATTGATGCAAGAAGCATCGTGGGTAATATATGAGAATAGCATATAATGATATAATCAGTAAATTGGATTCATCTAAACTTACTTGTGCAACAGTAAATCCTAATTATCCTATTTCAAATGTACAAGACCAACGGCTTGGTTTTTGTTCCATGATGGCCAGCACTTCATCCATTATTATAGATTTTACTGACCACGGATATAAAATAAATACTATAGCTTTACTTGGGCATAATTTAAGTCCTAGTGCTACAATATCAGTAGCTTTCAACTATATCAATGACTGGACAAGCCCTCCTGTAACACAGACATTATCATATAATAATGGTATTATACTGAAATTTCTTGATACTCCTGTCTATGTTGGTACAACTGAAATAGAAAATGCAAATGAATTAACAAGTAATGTAATAACTGTTGATTTTATTACTACAGAAAGTGGTGATTTATTAACTACAGAAAGTGATGATTTTATTGTAAGACAGGATAAATATGCTTATGCTAAAATTTCTATAACTAATACAAATACAATACAACTAGGTAGAATATGGATGGGGGACTATTTACAGATATCACCGTCCAGTCTTTTGGATTTCAAAGTTACTAAAAAACGGAGTGATGTAAATATTTATGGTAAAGATAGACAGAAAATATCAATACCTGGAGTTTCATGGAGAAGAATAGAATTATCATTCCCTACTACTTCAAATGATATGATAAACAATGTTTATACAATGTATAAGACTGTAGCAAATAATAAATCCATTATATTCTGTAATTTTGACACTATACGTGGATATCCATTAGTTGAACCATTATATTGCAGTATTGATGGTTCCATAACATTTACCCACAATGAAAGTATGAAATTTACTTATAGTTTGAATCTGGAGGAAGACAGATGAGAGTAACATATCCTAATTATATAGACAATTTAATAAGTTCAAATATTACTGCTTCAAGTGCTCTTATTGATTATCCTGCTGTAAATGTTACTGACCAAAGATTGTCTACTTTATGGAAAACAAATGCTTCTACAACACAGAGTATAATATTTGATTTGGGTTCTGCTCTTCCTGTAACTACAATAGCAGTATTAGGACACAATTTAGCTTCTTCTACTACCATAAATGTTTATGCAAATACAAGTAATTCATGGGGTTCTCCTGCTTATTCTACTACTTTAACATGGAATAGTGATATAATATTAAAATTTATTACATCAGTAAGTTATAGATATTGGAAAATAGAGTTTGTTGGACAGGGGAATCTTGAAATTGGAAGAATATGGTTGAGTAATTATCTTACCATAAATCCATCCAGTTTACTTGATTTTACTGTTGAACTTAAAAACAGTGATGTAAATCTGTATGATAAAGACAGATATAAAATATCAGAAGCTGGAATTGTATGGAGAGCTATAAAACTTAAATTTCCACCTACTGATAATACTATGTTAACAAACCTTTTGGATTGGTTTGATATGGTTGGATTATACAGAAGTTTTATATTCTGTAACTTTGATACGATACGTGGGTATCCGTTAGTTGAACCACTTTATTGTAGCATTGTTTCAGATATTGGATTCACTCACAGTGAAAGTATGAAATTCAGTTATGAATTGTCTTTAGAGGAGGATAAGTAGTTTTTATGGCAAATGTTAAAATAAGTCAATTACCAGAAGCTTCTGCTGGGACAGTATTGAATACTGATACTATAGTTGGAGTATTTAATGGTATAACAAAGAAATGTAAATTAAGTAGTATAAATTTGGATGTGTTAAGTGATGGTACTAACTATGCCCGTATACAAAAGATATATGCTGATGCAATAAATAATGGTTCTTATGGTCAACTCTATGATGGAATAGCATGGGATGAAAACGCTGATACTTACACCAGATTAGGAAGAACTGCTGGTTCACCAAATTATCTTGAAGTGCAGAATGGAATGAGAAGGTGTTTATTGAAAGCAGATGGAACAGTTAACTATTATTTATATCCTACTAATTCAGCATTAAAAGAAGACGGTGTTACTGCATCGGTACTGGATGGTACTGATGGACAGGTAATGGTGGAAATACCTAAATTTTACTATAGTTATTCATATGTAGGTACTACGCATTCTTGGAAAATATCTTCACATAAACTACCTGGTTTTGTTCTCCATCCTTTATTTATGTCTGATAATACTGAATTGTCTGTAGCTTATGTAGGAGCATTTGAAGGTGTTTTATATGATACTTCTATATCTAAATATGTATGTGGAAATGGTATAGAAAGTACAGCAGCAACTTTTGTAGCCTCAACAAAAACTATTCTTTGTACAGCATTAACTGCACCTTTTGAAAATGTTACTGTAGGTGCTAAATTAGTAATAACAGGAACCACTTCAAATAATACTACAGTCACTGTTGCTTCTAAAGTATCTTCACAAAGTATTACTGTATCTGAATCTCTAACTGATGAAACTGCCAACTCGGCAACTATTGATGTGCAAAGAGATTATACATCTTCTGGAGATAAACTTAGTTCAATAGTAGGAATTAGTCCAATTACTAAAATAACAAGGGCACAGGCAAGACAATTAGCTAAAAATATGGGTACTAACTGGCAATTATTAGATTATGATATGATGAGTGCTATTCAGTTATTATATCTGATTGAGTATGGCAGTTTTTATTCTCAAAATAAAATTGGTGCTGGAATATCGAACGTAACTGATTGGGCAACCTATAATAATATTTATCCTTTATCTAAAACAGGTAATTCTGTTTCTGTTGGTAATGGTACAGCAAATACAGCAGGTTCATCTTCCTGCGCTACTGAAACTAGTAAACATCTTACCTATAGAGGAATAGAAAATCCATTTGGGCATCTTTGGAAATTTGTAGATGGATTCAATATTAATAATAATATTGCATATGTTTGTAATAATCCAGTTAACTATGCTGATGATACTACTACAAACTATACTAATATAGGTACTATGATAAATTCAAATGGATATATAAATACTCTTTTAAGTATTATGAGAGGATTTTTACCAAAGTCTGTGGGAGCTGGTTCATCTACAAAAATAACTGATTATTATTGGCAATCTTCTGGGTGGCGGGTGGCTTTTGTTGGGGGTAGGTCGTATAGTGGTGCGGCTGCTGGTTTTTTCTGCTGGGGTCTCGATTGTTCCTCTGCTGATTCCTATCGGAATTTCGGCGCTCGGCTTGGTTTCAAAAAATAAGGAGGTTATATATATAGATAAATATAAATAAGCATTTTATATAAGGGGATATGGGTAGAGTGTTTAGCAGGTAGCTTATGTTGGAGGTAATTCGAATAATGGTACAAATACTGGTTTTTTCTACTGGAATCTCAATAATTCCTCTGCTAATTCCAATCGGAATATCGGCACTCGACTTAATTTCATTTTCTGCTTTTCTCATATCTCCTCACCTCTTGGTGAAAAATAACGTATGGTTTATATATGTGCTAGTAGCTTTTTGTCGAACGCTCATAAACTTTGAAACCAAAGGAATTGTATTATGAAAAGATATGGGTACCTTTATGAAAAAATTTATGATTTAGATAATTTACGTTTGGCTCATAAAAATGCTCAAAAAGGCAAAAAACATTATAAGGAAGTAAAAAAAATAAATAAAGACCAAGATAAATATTTATTACAAAATTGATAATTCTATTATTTCATTATTAGAAAAATCAGGACTAAAAAGGAGATTAATATGAAAACAGGTAGTTCAGATTCATATCCAAATTTAATAAATTATTCAGATGGTAAACTACAAATACAGTATGATGCTGTAGAAATAAATAGAGAAGACCTAGATGGAAGTGTTAGAACTTCATGGGATTATAAATATGTTGAAATAGAAGGTGAACCAACAAGAGATGTTCTTATAGATGCTTTTATTTCCAATATTTATACTAAAGATGCAGAATTAGCACTTATTAACAATAAACTTATTGATCATAATCCTGCTGAATATGAAGATTATACAAATTTAAGAATACATGCTAAAGAATTGGCTGATGAAGTATTGGAAGCATTAAACAGGTTGTAATGGAGTTATTTGAATGACATTTGCTGATTGTGTAGCAAGTTCAATCTCAAAATCTGTTGTACTGGTAGAAATATCTTTACCTTCAGAAACAAAATACTATGCTAAAAAGTATTTTACACCAATAAATTCTACACATCTTTATGAAGGAAGACTTATTTCAGCATTTGATATTGGAACAAAGCGTGATGCTTTAACATGGGGGGTGCTTGAATATTCTGGTGGCAGTATAACATTAAATAATGCAGACGGCTATTTCAATCAGTATGTAACAGATAACTGGTTTGTAGGATGGTATGGTTCATCAGTAACGATTAAATTCGGGTATGAACAGTTACCATTAGCAGACTATATTACCTTATGGACTGGTTATATAGAATCTGTATCATTAACAAATACAAATTTTGTACTTACGGTAGCAGAAAATAGAAAAATACTTGATAATGTTGATATACAGGCATCGTGGATAAATACTAATGCTATGACTGTAATAAAGGAAGCAATACTTCTTGCTTATCCTGATATAACATATGATTCTACTTATTTTGATACTACTTCATGGGAAGCAGTTTCTGCACAGAACATTCTTGTTTCTGTTGATATGGTTGATTTGAAAAAAGCATCAGAAGTAATACAGGATGTAAGCAATTCAATATTCGGAATATTTTATACAAATGAATATGGTAAATATTCTTATAAAATATTGAATCTTGATGCTCATTGTACTAATACAATTCAGTCAAATGATATTATAGAAATTCCAGAAATAACTTTTGATACTTCTGATATAGTATCTTCAGTTATTGTTTATTGTGATATAGATGAAGATATACAGACTAGTGAATATGCTGTAACAGTAGAAGATTATACAAGAGAAAATTATGTTTATAATAATTATGGAATAAAAAATAATAAAGAATATCTTACTTATTTACCAAATGCTACAGCTGCTTGTAGTTTTGCAATTAAATATCTAGATTATACTTGTGATGTTCACGGCACATTTTCTATAACTGTACCCATGAAATACTATTATCTTACTATAGGAGATACAGTATTTGTTAATCCTAAAAATGTAGGTGATAATGAATTTTTAGGAATGAAGAAATGTGAAATATTAGGGAAAACTTATTTACTGGATACAGCAATGATTCAGTTTGATTTAAGAATATATTATGATGAAGGATAAGGAATGAAAAAACCAGTTTTTGGTTCACAAGAAACAGTGATAAGAACTCTACGAAATCCTGTTCCAGTAATATTTGATTTAACAAATGAAGCTCATGTAGTGCCTACTGATGCAGAGGGAAATAATGGTAACTATACAGGTTGTGGAACTACTGTTGTTGTATACGGTGGGTCTGTTGATGAAACTACAAGTTGGAATGTATCTGCTGTTCCTTCTACTGGTGTAACTGGAATACTTTCTGGTTATACTTATACAGTAAGTAATATGACTACTGATACTGGATATGTAGATATCACTGTATCAAGAATTGGTTATGATTCATTAACAAAAAGATTCAGTATTTCTAAATCTAAAAATGGAATTGCTTATTGGATAAATGCAAGTGCTGGTGCTATACAGAAATCTCAAGCTGGTGAATATACTCCAGCATCCATAACATTTTCTGCTATTTGTGCAGTAGCAGCTGGTTCTGTTTCAGATTATGCAGGAAGATATGTAATATCAGAAACAACAGATAGTATAAACTGGACTGTAAAAGATACTTCATCTAGTGATGAAATTAGTAAAACATATACACCAAATAGTGGTATTAAAGCTATTAAAGTACAATTATTTTTAGCTGGTGATACTATATACAAACTTGATGAAGAAATAATTCCTATAGTATCAGACGGTGCTGATGGACTTCCTGGTGCTGACGGAGCTGATGGAGCTGATGGAATTGATGCAAGAGCAGTAAATCTGACTTCTGATGTTTTAGCATTTACTTATAATACAGCTGGTGTTTCTCCTTCACCATCTTCTGTTACTATAACAGCAAATGTACTGAATACTCAAGGTACTGTATATTATGAATTTTTCAAGAATGATGTTTCTGTACAGAATACCACAAGTAACAGTTATACCTATACTCCACAAAGTTCTTATTCTTTAATGCCAGATAAGATAGAAGCACAGATAAGAGAGGGAGCATCTACTGGAACAGTTCTTGCTAGAGACCAAATTACTATTATTGGTATGAAAGCAGGTTCTCATGGATTATCAATATCTATGAGTAATGAAGCTCATGTAGTACCATCAGATTCTAGTGGTATTATAACAGACTATAGTAATTCAGGTACTACTATAAAAGTATACGAAGGCAGTAGTGCATTAACATATGTTACTTCCTTGGTAAATAGCTCATTTGTTATTAGTTCAGTAGATGTTTCTCCAATAGGTAAAATCACTGTAGGAACTATAACTGGTGCTAGTACAACTTCTGCTATAGTAGGTAATCATTCTAATATGGATGTTGCTACTGATTTAGTAGTACTGACTTATAATATAACAGCAAAACGATCTGATGGATTAACTATACCACTTGTAGTCACACAATCAATATCCAAAAGCAAACAGGGAATTGCTGGTACTCGTACAGCAATACTAGAAGTTTATAAATGGTCAGCTACTACCCCTACATCTTTTCCATCAGGAACTTCTACTTATACGTGGGCAACTGGAACATTCACAGCACCCACTACTCCTAATGGTTGGTCTATAAATCCTGGGGCTGCTGTGGAAGGTCAAACATTATGGGCTTGCCATGTTACATATACTGACACTGATACTTCTGCAACAGATTTAGTGACTTGGAATACATCAACTGCTTATCCAGTAGGAGCAGCAGGAACTAATGGAGTTAATGGTACTAGAACAGCTTCAATAGAATTATATCAATGGGCTACTTCTGCTCCTACTTTATTTCCTTCTGGTACTTCTACCTATACATGGGCTACTGGTAATTTTACAGACCCTGCTACATTAAATGGCTGGACTCATGTACCTGGTACTGGCTTACCTGGGCAAACATTATATGGTTGTAGACAAGTTTATTCTGATTCATTAACTACATCAACATCAAATATTACATGGTCAGCTACTTCTTGTTATCCTTTAGGTGCTTATGGTTCTAATGGAACTAGAACTGCAACACTTAAAATGTACAAATGGTCTGCTACAGAACCCACTACATTCCCTTCTGGTACTTCTACTTATACTTGGAGTACTGGTACATTTACAACTCCATCAACACCAAATAATTGGACTATAAATCCTAGTGCAGCTGTTGCTGGACAAACTTTATGGGAATGTCATGTTATATATACTGATACTGATACTTCAGCTACTAGTATTGTAACATGGAACACTTCAACTGCTTATCCTGTTGGTACTGCTGGAATTTTAACTCCTGGGTACCTTGGCAAATATGATTCGGCTCATCCAGAAACGCATAATAACGAAGACTGGTGGTTGGTATATGATACTGATGATTCACCGATACAAAGAGGTATCTATTATGATAATTTAGGAACTATAACACGAATCAGCGCAGTTAGCGGACAGACTGGGTATACTACCGATCAAAAACTATTGGCTAAACTACAAGCAGTGATTGGAGATGCGGCATGGTGCGAAAAGAATGGCTATGGCGCTGTGGTAAATTATGGAATATCGGTATATTTCGAGTCTATCGCTGCGACTACTGCATTTATTCAGAGTCTTTTTGTTCAGCAGATTACATTACCAACGAGTGGATATATCCAATCGTCGAATTTCGCTACCGACCCTACAGGCTTCCCCTCGGCTGGCTTTAGGCTCGCGCATTCAACTGGGGTTCTTGAAGCGGTTGGCGCGAAACTCGATATTGCCGAAGTGCGAGGTGTGAAATGGTCAAGCCCTGTGCAATTAGGTTCTGAGTTATCGATATCAGGAATAGGCCCCGCCGCACTTGCAGCACTCAATAGTACCGATGTTGCATTTATCGACGGTGTCAACGATTCTCTCAGAGTATATCGCTGGAATGGTTCAACATGGGCACAAGTAGGTTCTGGATTAACAATAACGGGAGCAGGTTATCCTGCGCTTGCTGCACTCAGCAGTACTGATGTTGCATTTATCGACGGTGACAACGATTCTCTCAGAGTATATCGCTGGAATGGTTCAACATGGGCACAAGTAGGTTCTGGATTAACAATAACGGGAGTAGGTTATCCTGCGCTTGCTGCACTCAGCAGTACTGATGTTGCATTTATCGACAATATCAACGATTCTCTCAGAGTATATCGCTGGAATGGTTCAACATGGGCACAAGTAGGTTCTGGATTAACAATAACGGGAGTAGGCCAAGTAGCACTTACCGCACTTAATAGTACCGATGTTGCATTTATCGACGGTGCCAACGATTCTCTCAGAGTATATCGTTGGAATGGTTCAACGTGGGCACAAGTAGGTTCTGGATTAACAATAACGGGAGTAAGTTATTTGGCGCTTACCGCACTTAATAGTACTGATGTCGCATTTATCGACAGTGGCAACGATTCTCTCAGAGTATATCGTTGGAATGGTTCAACGTGGGCACAAGTAGGTTCGGCAGGAAATATAGCATTAGCGGGTGGATTCCCTGCTCTTGCCGCGATGAATGGTACTGATGTGGCATTTATCGACAGTTCCAACAAATCTCTTAGGATGTATCGTTTTGGCTTTGCGCTTGCAACGCCATATCATCCATAAGAAAAGCGGGATAGAATCAATGAGTTACAGGAGCAAATAAGGAGGTCACTATGGCAGCAACACAACATCCGATAGAACAGCATGAACAGATAATGCATGAAATGCAGGACAAACTTATGGACCATGAAGAACGGGTACGGAAACTTGAAGAATTTACAACACGCTCTGATGAGCAGTTAAAGCAGCTTTGGCTTGCATTGGGCAGAATAGAACAGATGATAGCGGATATGAAAGAAGACATTAAAGACATAAGCAGTAAATCAGGCAAACGGTGGGAATCTTTATTAGGTTATATTATTTCTGGCATTGTTATGCTCATTATTGCTTATATGGGAAGATTTATATTTCCATGAAGCCTAAAGCACTTACTGATAATGATTATAAATTTGCCGCAGAAGAATTGGATTGTGAACCTGCCATTATAAAAGCATTTGCAGAAGTTGAATCTTCTGGTTATGGATTTTGGCAATTTTCAGATACTGATTGGAGACCTAAAATACTTTTTGAAGCACACTGGTTTCATAAATTTACTAATGGCATTTATGATGAATCCCATCCTAGTATTTCATCACCAGTATGGAATAAAGAACTATATTATTATGGTAAAAAAGAATATAATAGACTTGATGAAGCCTGTGCACTGAATAGAGAAGCTGGATTAAAATCAGCATCATGGGGGAAATTCCAAATAATGGGATTTAATTATTCTCGCTGTGGTTATAGAATATTACAAGATTTCATCAATGATATGTACCATAGTGAATTAGGACATCTGAATGCTTTTATTGGATTTATTTTATCAGATGTAAAATTGCTTAATGCTTTACGTACAAAAGATTTTGTCACAATTGCTTTAAGATATAATGGAAGCGGAAATGTAAAAACATATGCAGACAGAATTGAATCTGCATATCAGCAATATTTGTCGTTAAAGGATAAAATATGATTGAAATGGCATTATATATAGCTTTTTGTGTTATTGGAATAATACAATATCTGAAAGGAGTTTTGTGTAATATACCCACAAAAGTGTGGGCGATTTTGCAACCAATTTTATGTATTTTACTTGCTTTTGTATGGATAATATTACCAAACTGGATATTCACAGGTATATTAGCATTTGCATTGTCTCAAATAGGTTATGAAACAATTATTCAGACAATAAAGAAAAAAATATCAAAGGATGAAGAATGATTATTACATTGTCAACAGGTAAAAATATTGAACTAGATGATACAGAATATAAGGAACTAGTAGAATATATTTGTAAAGCACAATATAAATTATCCAATATTCCTCTTATACAAAGTAGTGATGGTCTTTATGCTGGAGATAAAATATTAGACTATTTTATGCAATATGGGGAGAAAAAATGAAATGCAAAAAATCATTCGTAATTATTTTATTGTTGGTATTATCTGTATCCTTGTGGGCGCAGGAATCACAGGAATTATCACTGGAAGACAGTTACATAATCTCCGAGAGTCAGAAGCAGCAGTTGTTAGCTCTATTGCAGAACTTAAGCGACAAAATCAAGAACTCTCAGATAGCATTGGAGCAATCGGAGAAGGACTTAATAAATGCACAGGCACAGTTGCAGCTGTCGGAGGAGCGATACAGTGCATTGGTGGAACGGTACAACAGCTTGGAGCAAGCGTGGACGCAATTAAGCGAGACATTGGACAAATTAAGTCAGGACAGTCAGACGTTGACGCAAAGTTATCAAACCTTGGTAACACAATATCAAGCCTTGGTGAATCAATTCATGGACTTGCAGAACCAATTCATAGTGCTACAACAGGAGTACAACAAGCTAGTGATGAGCTATCAGGAACAGACAGCATCATTGAACAGGCTACAGGAATCCTTCAAGGACTTCCAAAAGCAAGTCAAAACAGCACAAAGTAAAAGTATAATTTTTGAAATTGCTACAATTCTATTAAGTGCAGGTTGGGGACTAGATGCATTGGGAATATTTTAATGCTGAATAAATTAAATATTTATAGGATTTTGCTATGATATTTTATCATGGAACAAATGAAAAAGCTTGGAAATTGATTCAAGAAGAAGGTGTTCTTTGGGGTAAACATGGATCAAATAGAGATAGTGAAACATACAGATATACATATTTAACTCCAAACAAAGAAATAGCCATAAAATTTGGTGGTAATGTTATTCTTGAAGTAAATTATACTCCAAAAGAATATGATGATAATTATCCTTGGGATGGTTGGCAATTTTCTGTATTTGATCCAATCCCTTTATCAAAAGTAAATCGTATAATATGAATAAGTTTTATTTTATTAAACAAGACAATTCGGAGTTGATAAATGACTGAATTTTTCATAAGGATTTATAGAGATAAAGTAACAAGTTTGTCCTTTTATGTTGAAGAATGTTGCATATTTACCGCAAGAGTAAAAGAAATAGTAAATGAAAATTCAATACAGCAAGGTGCATTAAAAATAAAATTATTTTCCAATAGGAATATGCATGAAATACTATATAGTGATACATCAATAAAAAGATATATTACAAGTAATACCTATTATATGAATAAAGGTGATATAGTATTAAGTAATGACAATCTTAAAGCTCTTAATGACATATTACAAGCATTCAAAATTCAACCTTATGAAATTATAGATGGTGAATTGATAGATTGTTTATACAATCCTGTTTGATATGATCTCTTTATTTGATACAGTATAAAAATCATCAGTAATTGTAACAGTAGCAAAACCATTAGTCCATTTATTAAGTGGCATGTAAAATGGATGTAAATTGCATAATCCACCTATACTCCAATCTCTTATAACATGCCCAGTTATAGTTGGTTCAGAATATTCTGTTTTCTGATGAAAATGCCCACATATTGCAGATTTTTTAGCCTTCATGAATAATCCTCTAGATGGACTTACTGGATTGTTTATGCTAAATTTGTATTCATGACCATGTAATAGAGTAAGATGCCATGCTTTTATCAGTCTTTTATCAGTAACAACTTCTATACCCAGTTTATCAAGTTCAAGCTGTTCTTTAAGATGAGTATTCGGTAAATGGAATATTTCAGGAGCACGTGTCATTAAATACCTGTCATACCGTTCTTCATGATTACCATACTTATATATTATCTTTGCTTTAGGAAACAGTTTCCGTATATTGGTAAGAATAGTTTTCAGCATTTCCAGTTCCTGCTTTATATCAGGCATAGTAGGGTCTATATTCCATGAAGACAGTTTATAGAAGTCAGCCCAATCACCTAATAGAATAATTGTATTTGGCTTTGGCTTCATATTCAATCCATATTCTATAAACAATTCTATAGCATCTCTATTATGATATGGAACATGAGCATCAGCACCTATAAGTAATGGATAATCTTCTTTGCTTATTATATACGGTTCATAATTCTGTTCTACTGGTTCAGGTATATTAACTCTCGGCACATAGTGTTCTATATCCATTTTATTTCTATGAGTGGAACCACTCTGCCCTCTATAATACCGAATATAATTTCTAGTAGATTCAAAATCAGTAAATAACCCAGGATTCTCTTTCATAATAGTTCTTGCAATAGTAGAAGTAGAATCAGTCTTAAATTCCTGTAAATATTTCAGAACAATATTCTGTGTAACATAATCCATTTTTATCCTTCTTTTATTTTACTTATTCCGAAAGAATTATTGCCAATAAATTCATTTTCTTTTACTACAGTAAATACTTTCGTAGTATCATTGTATTCCAGTGCTTCACCATTGTTAGTACTATTGGTAATAATAATGAATTGTAAATTAAGTTGTTGTGATAGTTTCTGTATAATATCCCATGCTTCCATCTGTAATGATGCTGGTTGTATATTCTTTATTGGTTCATCCAATACTAATACATTATCTGTTTTTCCTATAGACCATATAGCAACCCGTAAAGCCAATGAAGCAATATCAACAACTCCACCACCAGCAGCTTTCATTATATCAATTTCATACCCATTATTTTTGAATATGAGATTACATGAAGTTTTACCATATTTGACTTCAAAGTCGATAGAAAATCGATATTCGTGCGGAAAAATTGAATCTAAAGCTAATTGTACAATATCTTCTATATGGTACTTTAATTGTTCTTGTGTCTTTTTTGCCACATTCTGTATGAATGCTTGTGCTTTTTCTAAATTAGCAAGATATTCAGTTTTTTCTTTTACAATAGATTCCTGTTTTTGCAATTGAGATTGTAATAAGTTTAGTTTGCCTTTAGCTTGCTGTATCTTGTCTTTATAACTCATATTGAATCCCAATTAACAGAAGATTCAAGTTTCTCTATAAGTTCATCAAGTCTTTTGTTAAGTTCATCGAGTTTATTTTCTAAAGCATTCATTCTTTCTTCTATCTGTTCATCAGTTTCTATATTGAAATCTTGTTTCAACTGCTGTTGTATCCTATCTAAAGCACCTTCAGCCTTCATAGCATTTTCTTGTTCTTTTGCTATTTTATTCTTTATTTGTTCAAATTCACTTGCAGTCATTCTATTATCCTCCATCCTAATTCATGAGAAATCTTATGATTTCTATTACTTTATTATCAAGTTGCTTTCTATTTAATTCTATTTCTTGTTCAATATTATCTTCAAACGATAGACTGAAATCATCATGAACTCTTAATTTTTCTACAAACGCCTGTATCTTTTCTTCACGTTCTTCTTCATCTCTTATATATTCATCAGTAATTAAATTGTATTTTTCTTCTAATTCTATTTTTTCAATTTCTTGTATTTCTGTATCTACAAAGTATATACATGGAGTAGTTAATTCATTGTTTTTTTGGATGTTTATATGCCCTGAATTGATAACAAATCTGTTATCCTTACTGTATACAAATGAAATATGGCAATCACCAGTAATTATATATTTATAATCTGGATACATAGTAAGCAATTCTTCTGCTGATAATGCTTCTGTATTCGGTGGTATTTTATTTATATCAGGAAATGTAAGCTGATGAATAATAAGCACTTCTTTACTTTTTTCATGAATATTTTCACCGAAATTGGCATAAGAGACATCAATATCTTCAAAAGTATGAAACTTATCCGATATTGAAGCCATGTTGAATAATATCCCAATAGAAGACTTATTGAGATATTTCATAGAGTGATAAAGCAAGTCATGATTACCTGCTATAGCATAGACTCCATTATTTACTTTCTTGCAGAAATCAATAAATATATTTATTATTTCTTCAGATACAATAGGTTTATTGAATAAATCTCCAGCTATAAATATAGGACAATTATTTTCATTTGCATATTTTGCAATAAGGTTTAGTTCATATTCTTGAAATTCTATCCAGTTCTCATCCTGTCTACATCGTGGCTTATCTTGCCGTAAATGCAAATCAGCACAAGCTATAAATCTCATTCTTTTATCCTGCTACCACATAATGGGCAAACATTAGGCAATAGATTTTTATATTGGTCAATTGCCTTTTTTGATTCCTTAATTATATTTTTATTGCTTATAATACTATTCAGTATACTATTCAATAATTGTTTTTCTTTTGTAATATTTTTTATTTCATTATTCAGTTCTTCTATTTCATCTAAAGTAGAAGCCAATAATAATATCTTCTTTGATACTTGTAATTTCATAAGTAATTTATTTTTATCAGAATACAACTGCCTTAATTTATTGTATTCATTATTTACTGTATCTATAGTGTATTTCAGGTCATCTATTTTGTCAATAATATCTTTTGCAATTTTTATCTTTCCCCATCTATCTATAATGCTTTTCTGTTTATTGTATTCTGCCAATAAATTATTTAATATGGTATAATCAGCTTTAACAATATTGTATTCTTGTAAAGTAGTTTCATATTCATTTTCTAACTTTTCTGCTTCTTCAATCCATTGTAATGATTCTATTTGAGTAGTCAGTGTCTTTATTGTCTCTTTTGCTTGTGCTACTTCAGAATTTGTCTGTCTTCGTAATTGTTCAGCTTTTGCTTGTACTTTATCTATAATATCAAGATGCACTACTTTGTTAAATATTCTTGCTACTTCTGCTGATGATTCATCGAGTAAAAATGGTCTGTCAAACTGATATTGTATATTAGTATTTGATAGATTTAGTTTTTCTGTTATTTCATCAGGAACATTCTGTCCAATAGCTTCAAGTTTCTTTATTCCTTCCTTACTCTTTATTTTATAACCATTAAAATCCTTACTTTTTTCTCTGCTTATAATGGATGAATCTACTATAATTTCTACTGAAGTTTTATCTTTTGGTAATCCTTTTGTATCTCTATTCCAAAATGATACCATAGAATTACCAGCAGGTTTATTATCTTTTATCCAATATAATCCTCGTATAATAG